GATACAACAGTCTCGTTGAATTCTTCATCAAGGTTGAAGTTGATGTAGAACTCCATCATCTGAAGATACTTGTTGACGTGCTTGTTGATTAGGGGGATATACTTACGGATGATATTGGTCTTTACACCACCATCCTTGAGTAGATTACCAACAAACTTGTGCTGCTCCATCTCAACGTTTAGCTGAGAGATCTGATCCTTGACGGTAGATAGCTTTCCAGCAGCAGCTTTTAGTTGCTCCTTACTCTCGTCCTGGTTCTCGATAGAGGTACGAATCTTTTCAATATCACTCTCTAGGTTTGTGATATTGCTCTGTATATTTGCGTGGTTGGTGTTGTTATCACTAACCTGACGATTGCAGCGGACAAGATGCTTGGAGAGATCAAGAAACTCACTCTCACGCTTCTCTTCTGCCTCAATGGTCTCCTCTAGCTTCTTCAATCCTTCAGCTAGCTTCTCACCCTCAGCGCCAAGTTCAGTGGACTTATCTTCGCGTAGGTGATCATCTAGAGTCTGAGTACATGTTGGGCATGTCTCATTGTCTAGGAAGAACTTCATGTTGCTATTCACAGTGGATAGCTTCTGCTGAATCTTACCCCGTAGTGGTCCAAGCTTCTTTAGCTTTTCTCCAGCATCGTTGAGTTCTTCTAGTTCCTTGTTTAGTCCTTCAATCTCAGTTAGGATCTCAATGTTCTTGCTATTGAGATCAGTCTGCTCAAACATATACTTCTTGATCTGTTCGCGCTTCTCTTCAATATTAGCCTCGCCACGCTTGGTAATATCTTCGATGAACTTAGCAAGCATCTGACCCTTATCTTTGAGATTGGTCTTCTGTAGCTCTAGTACTTTTAGTTGGTCACGGATCTCACGAATCTTCTCCTTAACAATGTTAGACATTGAAGAGAACACGCGGATGTCCAAGAGATCCTCAATAACCTCACGACGATGTGCTGCAGATAGCTGCATAAAAGGCACAAAGGTGCTGCTACCAAGGATAACAATCTGTGTGAATGACTTGTAGTTGACCTTGAGAATACCTTCTTCTAGCGTCTGTTGGTTATCTCGATCATCTCCTCGCTTGTCAAGTAACTTTCCATCGACTTCAATGTCAAATACGTTTGGCTTAATCCCACGACGGACAAGATAACTGCGACTGTTAGCTGTGAATTCAATCTCGACAAGACAGTTTTTTTCATTGACGCTATTTACTAGTTGTGGTTTGTTGATTTTGCGGAATGGCTTGTTGAATAGAACAAAAGTCAACGCATCAAGGATGGTGGACTTACCCGCACCGTTGCTACCAATGATTAGATTCGTGCTGCTAGCCTGGAAATCAATCTCGGTGAATGTATCACCAGAAGAGAGAAAGTTCTTATAGCGTAGCTTCTGGAAGATCAACATACTAGCGGTCGTGTGGGGGGACAAATAGTTCGGAGGAGTTTACGTAAATAAACTCCTTTTCCTGTTCTACCAGGATATCGATGGAATGACCCAGGGGGATCTCGGTCACTTCCAAGCTCAGCGTCTCACCTATGATATAGGTATCAGACTGCTCCAACATTATAACATATCTTTCCGCATCTTCACGTTCCTCAAAGATTAAGACTTTTGATGTGCCTGTATCCTCTACTGAGTAGATGTCTGTAGAGCCGTTCCTAACTGCGGTTAGGATGTATGCCTGTTGCTCGTTCATACCTCACATGCTTCCATATAGATCTCAGAGATGAGCTTCTTGATCGCATCCTTCTCAAGGGAGCTTTCTTCAAACTCAGAATCATCAACGTAACGGTTGAGGATGGATAGGGTGTTCTCGTCTACGTCATCAACGTCAAACTCGTCTGCCTCTTGGACATTGAAGTTCTCTACGACCTTGAGATCGATGAGACCGACATTGAATAGCTTGTCTAGGAACTTGTCGAAGTCCCGCTGCTTGCTCTTCTTGCGTACGATTACCTTGACGATCTTACCGGCATACTGGGTAGCATCGAATAGCTGATGCTTGGTGTCCTCGTAGTAAATAACTGAGAATAGTGTGTATGGGTTGTTTACATACTCCATCTCACCAGTCTCGGTGTCGAATAGAACGAAACCACGGGCATCATTGACGTCATTCCAGAACATCTCATATGGATTGCCCATATAATAGATCTTACCGTTGTCTGAACGGGTGTGGAAGTGACCAGACAATACCTTATCAAACTTGTCGAAGATGTCTGGAGAGACTAGTCCCTTACCATCTTCAAACTTATGACCCCGATATGCATAGAAGCCAGATAGCTCAAGGTGTCCCATAGCAAACCGAGCTTTGGTGCTAGAGATCATATCGGTGGTGCGCTTTAGATTATCGTCACAAATCCAAGGCAGCATGAGGATTTTATCGCCATCAACCTCAATCTCAGTAGGTTCTGAGTAGGTTTTGACGTTATCGTAGTCCTTTAGTAGGAGGTCTGGGGAGTTGGTTCTGTTGGTAGACTTGAAGTAACAGTCGTGGTTACCCACTACCATATGAACGTCATACTTCTTCATGGGGTCAAACACGACCCTCTTAGTCCACTGAAGGGAGTTGTACTCAATAGACTTGCGACTATCGAAGGCATCACCAAGGTGCAGGATGGTCTCAACCCCACGCTCCTCTAGAGTGGGGAAGAAAACCTCGCTGTAAAAGCGCTCAAAATAGTCGTGTAGGTACTGGGCACCCTTTCTCGCTCCGTAGTGGGTGTCTGTAATGATAGCGACTAGGCTCATGAATTCATCTTGGTAATGATGTTCTCTTTGATCGCATTGTAGTCGTTGCGATACTCACTTGTCAAGTTGGCGTCAGCAGTCATCAGCATCTCAAAGCCGGTCTTCTCAACGATCTTGTTCTTAATGTCGAGTTGACGCTTCTCTCGCTGAATCCTGCGAAGGAATGCATAGTGGATGATTTGAGTGAAATAAGCGAAAGGATTCTTAGACTTATTAGGATCAAAGTTGTGAATGTACTGTACACAATTCTCAATTCCGTCGGAGATCATGTCTTCACGGAACATATAATTCACAAAGTTGGGCTTATAGCTCAAATGGGTTGCAATCTTTAGAAAGCAAGATCCTAGATAGTTACTAATCCTGGGCTTAGGTAGATCCTTGGCTGCAGCAACTGCAACCTGTTCTCTGTACTCAATTAGAGCTGCAAGTAGCTCCTTGTTGTTTACGTAATGTTCTGATTTAGCCCTAGCCATAACATCTGTATACCTATGTTACTAATATTGGTCATATTATAGCACAGATTGCTGAATTCTGCACATTCGACTCAAAAGACTTGACAAGGGTCTCAAAAACCACTATAATCAGCCTTGTCGAGGTTGATAAGACACTCTAAGTACTTAGAGAGTAATAGAAGTACTTAAGCTCTATCGGCTGAATCAGCTTTATAAATTTTCTCTAGTAGGCTTCTGGTAGTTAGCGTATCGCCAACGTAGCCACTAGTATTTTCTTTTTTATCTACGGTCCCTTCACCTTCCCGCATAATGCGTTTAGGAGGTTCTAGTAGTTTAGGTGTTGTTGGTACAAGTTTGGAATACTCCTCAAGGACATCAGGATCTTTGACTTCAGCAATGCCGACAACGATAGACGCATCGATCATGTGCTCATTATCATCAGAGAGAATGAACCAAGGAGTTAGGTTGCATTTGATTTTTCTTTTACGTGAGCTGTATTCGACCTTGAAAGGATCTCTAATAGTAAAGGTGTAGATACCTTCTGAGATATCTTCATTAATACTGATAGCTCTACAGATGACTTCTTCACCTGTAATCATTTTCATAGATACGATTTTTGTTCCATCCATACTAGTCTCTCAAGTTAACGTTAATAATGTCGTAGTTAAATTTCTCCTCGTTATACGTCTTGATACGTTCGATTAAATGGTTCAGAGTGTAGTTCTTTCTACTGTTCTTAGTAGTATCATCAGCAATGTCGTATAGCATCGCTTTAGTCTTGTTTGCACCCTTTCTGAGTACACGACCAATACTCTGTAGGTTTCTTACTCTTGATTTGGATGGTGATGCGAAAATTACATTGTGTAGATTCTTGATGTTGATACCAGTACTGAAGACACCGTATGAGGCAATAATGATTGCATTGTCCTCTCTTTCAGTAATCTCACGTACCAACTCACGCTCTTCTACATCAACTCCACCGTGTACAAAGAAGATTTGTTTGTTCTCCCCTGCCTTAGTATTTATAAGATCATAAAGAAGCTTACCGTGGTTCTCTACTCGGGTGAATAGTACCAAGGTGTTTCCTTTGAGATCTGAAGCTAGATTGGCGATGAACTTGTTTCTCTTCTCATGACCAATGAGATATTGGATCTCATCTTCATAACGATCAAACTTCTTCTCATCATGTTTGAGTAAGAGAACCTTAATGTCTAGCTTGGCTACGTGACCAGCTTCCATCAACTCCTTAGTTCTGATAGTGCTGTATGATGGACCGAATAGTCCCTCCAATACCCACTTGTGAGTTTTGCAACCATCAAGAGTACCAGTAAAGCCAAAGCGATACTTTGCATCACAGCACTTAGACATGATGCCGACGAGACTCTTTGATTTAAAGTTGTGAGCCTCATCACCAATGACTACTCCATAACGGGCGAAGAAAGTCTTTGGTAGTTTGTAGACTGATTGCCAAGTTGTAATTACAATACCCTTCTCGGTATTGAGTTCCTGTCCTCCATAGATCTTATGGCAGAAACGATCTGCATCAAAGCCATAGTCCTGGAAGTCCTTATACATCTGCTCTACCAATGAGGTGGTAGGAACAACGATAAGAATGTTTTCTCCCATTTGGCTGTAGTACGCCACTAGGGCATAGATCATCAATGACTTACCAGAAGCCGTGGGAGAGATGATTAGTTTACGGTTAGATTTGAGTGCAGTATAAATTCCATGCAACTGATAGTCTCTGGGTTTGAAGCTAGTGATAGACTTCACCCAATCAGCCACACCTTGTGGTGAGATATTCTCATTCTCTTCGTAGGGAAGACCGTAGAATTTGTTATCTCTAAATTCGTAGGTGTATCCGTACTGCTCACAGAACGCAATAACACGATCTAGTAGACCCACATAGATCTGCCTAGTCTGTGGAGAGAATAAATTGATTACACCATCCCAATGCCTCTTCCGATATGAAGGATGGAATTTTGCACCGGGTACTTCAAATGAAAACGCATCGCGTAGTTCATACTGTACATGGGGTTCACAATCAATTTGAAGATAAACTTCGTTTTTCTTACTGATTACTAAGTCAGCAGTCATAATAAAAACCCGCCTATAGTATATAGACGGGCTCTTAGAGGTTAAGAATTGTGGAAGGTGTCGTCGAGAATCATTGCGTATAATGTGTCTCTCAACTGATAGAGATGAGTTTGCTCTTCGGCGGGTCTAGCTGGAGATCCCTCCCATAGTCGGATTCTCTCTAGAACACAGTAGTGAAGTAGCTTGATCTGTTCAATGTGCAGAGCTACCTCATAACCACTACCACCTTCAAAGTCAAAGTTTTTCATCACATCCCCATACCAGCTTGGAATTTTAAGAAGTCGATTGAGTTTTTGATTTGATATCCCCTATTGTGAATCATACGGAGAATATCTTCTAAAAATTCAAGCATTACATCGTAGTACTCGATCTTTAGTTTTACTTTAGCCAACTTATCATCTGCATTGAGATGTAGGGTCATTGACTCCTTGTCCCTAACCTTGTAGGGGAATGGCTCTTCCACATATACTTCAGCAGGTGCTTTGCCGCTGTAGTAGTTGTATCGCTCAAGTCTAGTCTTGGCTAGAGTATCAGCACACTTAGACTTCAATAGTTTTAGTGTGGTGTATAGAGTGTAATACTTTTGGTGTAGTTGTGGAACTTTAATTGATTCATCATGTAGGTTGTCCATGTCCATATGGGAGTCTGCTTCCCACATTTCTTGGATTTTTTCAAGATTCATTGCAGTGCCTGGTTTACATAATCTGGAGTAAGTGCTTGGTTGTCCTTATCAAGGATCTGCATGTAGAGATAATTGAAAGTAACCGAAGCAACGAAGTAATTGACGTCAGTATCAGTAGCTGTGAAGTCTAGTGCTGATAGTGAGGTTGGATACAAGTCCCAAAACTTAACTTGGGCAGTTGTATTGTAATTACTATTGAGGATCTTTAGAGTGGCGTCACTATACTGTAGCCGCATATCACGCGCACCAGCCTCATCAGTGGTAACATCCACAAACTGTTTCGTAGACTCAGGGAAGCCCAATCCAGTGATCCAGTTATGAATCAAAGTATAGTTGAGCATATCTTCATCAACTAGAAAATCAATGGGTAGCTCACCATACTCAACTCGATCACCTGGGTGCATGATTGACTTTAGGTAGTTAGACTGCTCTGCTCCACCTAGAGAGATAGAGGGAATCGATGCACTGTTGGAGAAAAAGGAAACCTTAGGAAACCTAGCAATAGAAAATGAAAACCCAATAGGGCTCATGTAGTTTCTATTATCAAGCTGTTTATAATAAAGACTAGCCACGTAATCAATGGGATGCTTACATTATATTTAGACCATTAAAAAAGGACCCCTTTTGGAGTCCTCTTTCAGTGTATTCAGTTGTTCAGCTTCCCAAGCCCCTATAGTATAGCATAGGTGATGACTTTTTGCGTGAAACCCGATTAGCCAGTGCTTTTCCGGTCATATCACTGGACATAAGTGAACACAGGTACATATCAGGATTGAATGCAACTGCAAAGGCAAGAATTGTTCCGGTAGATAAAGTAAGGGTAACTCCCCGATAAGCAAGAGAAGCCGCTTTCGCCATTGGTCTTAAGTGTGCTGGTGATGTATTTACACATCTTAGCATAAAAAAAAGCCCCCTTGCGGGGGCTTTGTGTGTGAAAGGTGATAAAAGCTCGTCGGAGCGATGGATCACATTAGGTTCTTGACCTGTACGCGGCGGTAGTAGACGTTGCTGTTAGCAGCGATGCGTCCTAGACCGGGGTTTAGACCCTCAGCGAAGGGGTTAGCGATCATGCCGTAGCGTGTCTTGAAGCCGATGCGAGGCTGGAAGGTGTCCTGTCCAACTGCACGTACCATCTGTAGGGGTACATATGGGCAGTAGAATAGACCAGCGTCGTAAGGTGAGGTACCCTTATAGCCCATAACGTAGAACTGCTGTGAGGATACGTTAGCAGCATAAGGATCGATGTAAACGCGGTACTTACCTTGTAGTACACCTGCGAAGGTGTTACCGGTGTCGTCAACGTTTAGGTTGCTGTTTAGAGCAGGGGTGTAGTCAAGTACACCAGCCATGGTTAGAGCAGAAGCGACGTCAGCAGAGCAGACGATCATGTTGCCCTTCCCGCGACGAGTTTCCTGTGCGATGGCGTTAGCGTCTCTTTCCATTTGGAAGATAAGACCCTTGAACTTCTCAACAGACCAACGACCGTTAGAGTCAACGTCTAGGTCGAATACGCCTTGCTGAGCAACGTTAGCCTGAGCGCCAGGAACAGCACTCTTGTAGATGGTGCGGACAACTTCGCGGTTGATTTCAGCTAGGATCTCAGAGGAGAGGATGTTCGCTAGCTCAGCTTCTGCGTTTAGACCGTGGATAGCCTTGAGGTCTTGAGCTAGTTCCATGCTGTACTGAGCCTTGAGAGCACGTGACTTAGCAGTAACGGTTAGCTTCTCAATGCTGAAGCCCATTTCGCGGAACTCAGTTGTAGGCTCGCCGAGGTTCTCAGAATCCTGAGTTCTCATGCCCTGACCTACGGAGTAGGCAGCCTGGTCGCCAGCGGGGTTGAGGATGCCGGGGTTGGTGCCGGACTGTGCGGTTGTACCGAAATCAGCAGAAGGACCGTCATCAGCGCCACCAGTGTAGTCGCCGGTCTGAGCAGTGCCCTGGCGGTTGTTGGTGGAGTATGCGGAGTCAACTTCGTTGTAGAAGGTCTCAGCGCCGTTCTGATCTTCGTAGCGTGAACGCATTGCGAAGATTAGTCCTGTAGGACCGTTCATGGGCTGAACGCCACATAGGTCGTATGCCATTAGGTTAGGCATGGAACGACGGATGAGGCTGACTAGTACGGGGTCGAAACCAGCAACAGGAGCATCAGCGGAACCGGAGAAACCAGCAGCGCCTGTGCCTGAAGGATCGGTGTTAACGGTGGGAGCTTCAGAAAGGAAGTTACGCTCTTCCTGGAGAGCAACAGCCTGGTTCTCTAGAAGCTGGGCGGTGACGGCACGCTTGTGAGCATCTTGGATGGACTCACCGTGGTCTAGAACTGGAGCCCACTTTTCCATGAGCTGTTCTGCATTAGCGTTGTTATACATTGTTAGAAATACCTTTTAGGAATGAGTTAGTTTGATTCAATAATCAATAATTCACTTAGAAAAACGGTCGAGTTGTTCTAGAAGGGACTGCATCTGAGAAGAGTACTCAGGCTTAATCTCTTGAGTACCGACTTCCTCAGTGAGGTCCTCGACACTATTTCTTGCGCCTTCAACTACGCGACTCTCGGAGAAATATGACTCCTTTAGAGAAACGAGCTTAGAGCGATAACCTTCTTCACTATCAAACTCAACATTCTCTGCTAGTGCAGCGAGCTTGTCTTTCTGAGTCTCAGCGAGACCTTCGGCGACATCGGCGAGGATGGTCTCAGATACGGCTTCGCTTAGGCGACCGTTTAGAGAAACATTACGCTCGATTTGCTCATTGAGCTTTGATTCCATTTCATCAAGTCGTTCAACCATGGACTCAACGACGTCGAAACGCTCTTCAGGAACTGAGACATAGTGCTCAGAGAAGAGTGAGTGCATTCCCTGTAGGAAGCTCTCGGTCATTTCGGTGCGTAGACCATGCTCGACGGCGATAGCATTTTCAGCCATCCATTCGTCAGCTACGTACTCTAGGTAAGCGTCAACACGCTCACTTAGGCTTTCGCGAACAGCAGCTAGCTCTTCAGTTAGCTTCTCTTCGTAAGCAGCTTGTAGCTCTTCTTTGACGATTGCAACCTTATTACGGATAGCGGCTTCAAAGATGGTGCGAGCTTTGCTCTGGAACTCTTCAGAGAGTTCTTCACCACTTAGAAGTGCAGCAACGTCTTCCTCAATATTTAGCTCAGCAACTTCGATCTCTTCCTCAGAAATGATCTCTTCTGCTTCAGCTTCTACTTCGGATTCTTCCTTAGCGACCTTCTTTTGTCCGGGTACTACGGAAGATGGTACAGACTCTGCTTTATCTCCCTTGGCGGGACGTGCATCTGTGGTTCCTTCACCAGCAGGGATGTCTGACTTATCAGCCATCTTTTGCATAGGATCAGAGGGCTTTGCACCCTTGTTTACAACATCCTTAACTTGCTTAAGGGGAGCGGAGGCATCACTAAGCTTCGCTGGACCTTCGGGCTCATTAGTATAATTTTCAGGGGTAGGACCACCGAGATCGGTGATGCTTTGACCATCAACTACACTGGTAGGGAGCTTTTCCATAGGCTCAGCAGACTTAGCACCTTTCGTTACTACGTTTTCCATGTCTTGTAAAAAATAAGTTGCTACCGACGAGTAATTGGATTTACGAATTGCATAAATCTAGTATTATTTATACAATTTAAAGATTGGAAAGAAAATCAGCGAAGATTTGGATCTTTCTTTCTTGGAGTTCTCTTGAGGCTACTGCCTTCTCAATGGTAGACCTAGTGTGGTCCACTAGGCGCTCTTTGAGGAGACCGTTCTCAAAAACCCACTCTTTTCCTTCCATAATGCCCTGAACAAATGCATCTGGGGCACTAGGATCTGCTACGATATCTGCAGCAGTTGCTAGCATGAAATCTTCTCCAACTAGCTTATAACCATGTCTGGTTTCGGTTAAAGAACCGACGCCACGGGATGAAACACCTAGAGTTACGCCTTCATCGATTAGGTTCTTAGCAATCTTGCCCATAGGGGTATCAAGAAGCTTAGCCTTACCAATGAAGTTATTTCCCTCTTGCCTCAAGGAGACAATCTTGTGGGAAACGCGGTCTAGGTTTACAGTAGGACCGTCGGGATGACCTAGCTCACCTAGGGCACGACCATTGTCGATGTACTGTTCCGTATAGCGCTTGACCTCACGCTCCATAACATTGCGCTTATAGACGCGCTTGTTTCTGTTAGGTTGTTCGGTCTGAAGGAATACACCTTCGATGAACATGGACTTTTTACCGCCAACTTCTTCGACGATAAATTCGACCTTGTTAATTTCTTCTGTGATTAGTTTCATTTCAGTAAATGCTTACTCCAGAAATACGAACTTTTTGCGTTGAGGAGAAGACTCTTTCATGTAGAGCTTTCTTCAACACAATACTTTCTCCACCCGACAGGGTGATTGATTTAGTTGACCCTGTTTGTGGATCTAAGAGGTTTACGATAATAGGAGTCTTCGCAACATTTACTGCACGAACACCACTGGAGCGACCTAGATCTATAGAATCCTCAGCGGTTGTCGGGGACTCCACTTCAGAAAATACGATTTTAATCACTCTTCTTCACCACCCTCTTCTTCTTGACCGGCAAATAGACGATCTGCGGTTACTTGACGATAGTCGTCAATACGCTCAGCGGATTTGCTGAATAGAACGTCCTTAATCTCCTGTGCAATATCGGCGGGGGAAGTCCCTGCAGCGATTGCGTCAATAATATTAGAAGACATAATGTAATAGACCAATATGTAAGTATTTAGCGCAATTAGATTTCGCCTTCTTTATCAGAGGGTAATTTGATGTCCTGATTGACTGGAACTTGACCTGCAGCACCGTTGATATCGTTAGCAGCACTAGCCATATCAGCCATTGCGCCTGCAGGATCACCCTCTGCTCCAGGCATTGCTGGTAGAGGTTCTCCGGTAATAGGATCGACTGTGGATGGATCGGGGATAACACCATCAGCGATCTCCTTCTCAATCTTCTCGTCCTCTTCCTTCATCTCCCCGTCGGTTTGGCGAAGAATCTTGGTTCGGATAGTTTCTTGAGAGTAGTACTTACCAACATAAGGCTCAGCCTGTGCTAGTAGGTTTAGTCGCTCTTGCCATAGCTCAGTTTCCTTAAGCTCAGCAAAGTGGTTATCATATAGGAAGTCATATTGAATGTTGTCCTTGATAGCTTCCCAGTCATCAGGAGTAATTACATTCTTTAGGATTAGTTGGGTCTTGAGCAAGTCACTGAATAGGTTCGCAAAGCGCTTACGGAGACGTGCTACAAACTTGGAGAACTTAACTTCATCACGTAGGATTTCGGATGAACGCCCCATATTGAAACCATCATCACCGCCAGGCTGACGGGAACGGGGTACATTTAGGGAGTCGTAGAGTTTTCCACGGAAATACTCTAGGTCAGTAATCTCTCCAAGGTTTTGACCACCGGGTAGTGTAGAGATCTCTGTACCACGACCACCTTCACGGCGGGGTAGCCAGAAGTCCTCTAGCATGGACATTACTTTCTTATCGTTCTTAACTTCGCCGGTAGAAGCGTTATAGTTCATTTTGTTCCTATAACGGTTCATAACCTGCTGTAGGTATTGTTCTGCCTTCACTTTCGGCAAGTTACCTACATCGATGTAGAAGATACGACGCTCAGGTGCTCTTGATAGACGATAGATTACGATTGAATCTTCGATCATCTTGAGCTGGTTAGTAGCCTTGATAGACTTGTGTAGCCAGGAGAGCGTGGTCTGGTTATTTCTATCAATCAATCCAGAGTTGCAATATGCAATAGAATCCTTAGCAATCTTGATAGCCTTACTTCCACTACCATTACCACCGTAAGGGGCATTATAACCAGTGGCTGAGTTAGCACTGGGGTTATAAACATAGTATTCTTCAATAGCCTGGCTGAAGATATCATTCCTAGCATTAGGGATGTTTCTACCAGTATTGTTTAGAGTAAGTACTTGTGAAGCTTTGGAGTTTGCCGCTTTGTTCGTGAGCTTGCGGACAAACTTGATCTTCATAGGATCAATGTAACGGAGATCCATAATTCCGTCTTGTGGCTTCTCAAAGTCAATGACTTTTAGATAATGGAGACGACCATCAATATACCAGTTGCGGAAAATCTCATGTGAACGCTTATCAAAGTCTAGTAGCTCTTTGATGTACTTGAATTCATCACGGATGATTCCTTTTACCTTTTCGCTAGCATTTACATTGCTTAGCTCTACCTGTACAGGAGATTCGTACAAGTCACTGACGATTGCTTCGTTTACAATATCCTCGATAGCACTGTCTACCTCGGGGTAGAGAGCCATCTCGCGATAGCGGCGAATCAATTCATACTCAGTGCGGTAAACACCTTCAATATCAACGTAGGCTCCACCAAATCCACCGCTGGCGTAATAATCAACTCCGTCCGCATTATTTTCGGGTACGGGGCTGATTGATCCAGGACGTTGGATATCAGAGTCTTCAATTGAGAAACCAAATAACCTTCCCATAATAAAAAAATGTTCGGTGTATACCTTCCTTACTCTTATATTTAGACGCAAAAAAAAGACCCCCTTTTTGAGGGGGTCTTTCTTTCGGACTTAGGGATTGAATTAGAAGATGTCTTCTCCTCCAGAGTTAGCACCGTTGCCCTTGATGGCTTCCCACCACTGAACCTGCATCTCTACGGTGAACTCCTGAATCTGGTCAGTAGTGTCGTAGTTTAGCTCGATTGTGGAGATGTTTGTTGGG